AGGGCCGCCATGAGCCAAAGAGTCATCAAGGCATATCCCCGCACACAGACGGAGATATTCACATAGATATGACTCACGGCCACGATCCAGAGAACTGTAAAGTGTCGAGTGGTTTGAGAGTGCGTGTCGCGTGGTTTGAGAGTGATTTTGGGGTGGCACGGGACTTGCTTTAAGTTGCTATGGTATGAATTTAGCTTATATTAAAAAATGGCCTTTTTTGCGTCAAATTCTTGACAAATCCTCAAAAAACCCCTTTTTTTACCTCTTCATTAAACATCGTGTAAAGGGCGTTTAAAAACCCTGTAAACGATAAAACGGGATGGAGCGTCCATGGTTTGACGCTCCATCCCTATACCTTATTATATAGGGTAGGCGCTCCCAATATAAAGGATCAACCCGCCGGGTGGTAGTTGGTGAAGATCAGTTCATGACCGATGGGGGCGGTGTCTCGACTTGCTGAATACCTGAGCGACACCTCCTTCATTTCAAACGAGCCAAACGTTTCCCTCATGACTGGATGGTCGTTGATGGTCAACAGGAACCGGCCTTTAACGCCCCGCAGGCGCTCCGAAAGTTCCTTAAAATCCTCAAGCGCCATGTTATAACGGTATTCCGGCTTGGTATAATAAGGCGGATCGATAAAAAAGAACACATCCTGCCTGTCATACCGAGTGATGAACTCTTGCCATGGAAGGTGTTCAATCACACACGCCCGCAACCGTAAATGGACCTGATAAAGCTCCTCCTCCATTATGGAGAATGGGACTCTCGGAGGTCGGTCCAGAGACACGCCAAACGTTCGACCCCTCACACGTCCGCCAAAGCAAAGCCTCTGGATGTAATAGTACATGGCCGCCCGCTGGATATCCGTAAGCTTTTCGGACTTGATTTGTTCATTCCACTCCTCGAACCATTCACGGGAGCAGACCACCCATTCAAACTGTTTCAAGAACTCCTCTAAATGGTGTTTAATAACCTTGTAAAAGGATATCAGGTCCCCATCCAGATCGTTCAGGGTTTCAAATCGAGAGGCATCCTTCTTAAAAAACACCCAGCCAGCACCGGCAAACACCTCGCAATAGGTTTGATGCGTAGGTATCATTGGAATAATGGTTTTCGCAAGGCGGCTCTTGCCGCCCACATAGGCGATTGGACTATTCATGAGCGCTCCTTGTTAATGTGGATTCGTCATGAAGCTCAATCAGCTTGTCCAGGTAGTGTCTGGCTTTTTTCAGGTCTAAAACGCCGCCCTTCTCATCGCACCTCGCCAGGTATTTGATGGCGTTTCCGCTCAGGAACCCCGAGAACTGGTCCTTGGACATCCACGCCTCCATGGCCTGCCATGGCTGAACGCTTTTGGTGATATAGTGATTTCCACCGATCTGTTTCTGTTCCGCTGTCATCTTCATTTCCTTTTCAATTGTCGTTTTTTCACACTGTCACCTCATAAAAGGGCAGGTCCGGGGCCTCTCCCCGCACCTCGCCGCCCTGTATAAACGCTTTATCGCCAATGGCAACCGATACCCCCTTGGCCTTGGTGATCCCACCGTCGGGCGTTTCAAGGGTGCTGTAGCCGTCCGATGTGTGGGTCAAAACCGTTCCGATCAGGACCGGATCTTCCGGGATCAGGTCAGAAAACATTTTCCAAATATTAGCCATGGTAGCGCTCCACCTCGATATTTTGATAGACCTTCAAGCCATTTTGCCGGTTTGCGGTGACGGTGACATCCGACACCTGCCCGCGCCACGTTCCGCCTCCCTCTTGAACCTCGATCAGATCGCCGCAGGCCAAAAGCCCAGGGAGATCGGTCCCGGACATCAAGGGCAGGGATAGCCGCTCCCCGCTCCATCGTCCGGCCCGTGACAACGCCACCCGGCCCCGTTCCCGCCCCGCCTCAACCGCCGTGATCAGGGGATCGACAATCATCTGGGCCTGGGCGTCGCCCTCGGTTCCGGTCCGCTTGACGAACACATTCACCCCGCCCACGGTCGATCCGGAGACATACACCCCATTATATCCGGGGCGTCTCTCGCGCCGCCATCCCAGGGTGATGATGACCGATTCATGAAGCGAGATCACGGGCGTGGCGCTGGCCCAATTCCAGGGGCTTATTGGATACCGGCTGATCGCCCGCAGCACTTTATCGGTTCGATGGGTCGATAGTTCACCACCCGCGGCCCGCACGATAGATAAAATGGTCTCCATGGGGGTCTGATGGGTCACGGAAAAGACGCCCGCTGGCACGATCCAATCCTCGATCTCCCAATCAAAGGTCCAATCGGTATATTCAAGCTCCGCCGCCGCCAGTTGCTGAGAAAGACGTTCAGCTCCTTCGGTATAGGTCTTGACCGGGGCGTAGGGGGCGGAGAGCTCCGCCGACAGGCTTCGGCCAGACACGTTCCACGAGCCTTTGGGGAACTGCCTTGCACCGTCCGAGTCCTCAACCATGATGACCCATTTCCAGCCGTTGATTTCGGCCTCGACCGGCACCGGAGATCCGTCCAAAGAGCGGACTAGGGCCAGATCGGATAGAGACCGGAAAACCGCGCTGAACTCCCAGCACCAAGAGTCAATCTTTGAAGAAAGGGAGATCGACAGCACCTCGATGGGCGTTCTGTCCGGCAATCGGCACAACATGGCGTTATTTTGCACGATATAGACTCCTAACATCGGCGGCCTGGGGATCACCCTCACCACCGGCTTGAATGTAGGGTTTTCCCGCCATCCGGACGGCTCCCGCTGGGTGCATCGCTCGTCGTAAGAGTACGGGTCAAAAAAGAAATCGGCATGATCCCCATCGCCGCACAATGTCAGGGGATGATCCAGATTGAACACGATCCCGTCGCCAAGAGGCGGATCATATTTCCGGAGGCAGATCCGCTCGTAATACTTTTTTCCCCAGAGCGTTTCATGGAACCGGTTGACCTCCGGAGGAATCAGCCAGGGCGCGGTGACCTGAATCTCCCTTTCCTCCACGTTCCGAAAGGCCGCTCCATGATGAACAAGCACCTCCGGAGGGACCAGCCATGGGGCCGACAGATCGTTACATGTAACAGGAGACCCTCCCCATGGAACCGATAGGTGCGGCCCAAACGTGATCCGCTGAACAAAGTCCGATAAAACCCCTGACTCGATCCAGGGAGGCTCTTCCCATCCGGATTCACGGGAAGCGGCAAAGAGCGCCTTCTCCCCCCAGACCATCTCCGATCCCGCGCGAACGTGTTCCGGGGCGTTCCATCCCGTATCAATCGCCCGGTTGTTCTCGGTCGATTTTTCAAACCGGATGGCTGTTTCCGCCTGCTTTTCCGGAGCCTTCCGGAACCGGATTCCCATTCCGCCCGTGACGCTCACCGGCAATTCATACTCGGGTTTCAGGCGAATAACGGGTTCCGCCAGCGCCAGGACAAAGGCCATATCAACACCCCGCGCCACATGGATCTGCTCCACATCAACAGACGAAAGCCCAATCCGAACCCCAAAAACATCGGGGATCGCCCCTTCAAACACCTCTCCCGCAGAAAGCCCGACGGTCAGGAGAAGCCCATCGGGAGAGGCGGTAAAAACCGGCGTGAACGTGACCGAAACCGGGGCAAGCACAACTCCCCAAGCCAGACCCTCAGCCTCGGCCACGCGGGTTTTATGAACCCAAACACTCTCGACTCCAACCCGAACCCCAAGCCCCGCTGGGATCACGCCTTCAAAAACGCTACTCTCAGAGACCGCGACACCTATCTCCAGGGCTCCGGGCTCGGCGTTATACACCCCCTCCCCGATCCGAAGGGCGATATTCCCCCCGCTGGGCGGCGTGTAAGCCCCACCGATCTCAACATCAACCCCGTTTCCTAAAGGCGGCGTGTAGGCCATGGTGTCCCTCTATTTCATCAGGGTCCGGTGAGTGACACGGTGAACGCGGCGGTGTTGACGATGTTCCCCACCGTCACCTCCTGGGCCGTGCAGGTCGAGACCAGCGTCAACCCTGCGGTATCGCTTCGTGTCAGGGCGATATGGGCGAACTCTCCCGCGCTATGAACCGTGATGCCGGTCTTCGGCATGATGGTCAAAAGCAGGTCCACCACCACAAAATCGGCCACGGTCATGGCCGCGTTCCCCACGCACTTGCAGGCGTAGGCGGTCCATACCGCTGTCCCGTCATTCACGGTCTCGCCAGCGGTTGTGGGCCAGACCGGCTCCGATGTCCCGCTTGTTCCAGCGGTCGTGCATCGATAGGTGAACCCATTCCGATCCACCGCTGGACGCGCCGTGTCGTCAAGCGCGTAGGCGGTTTCCGCCGCCCAGGCATCCGGGTTCACCGCCTCGAAAAAAGAGGCGGGCTGGGTGGTGCAAACGGCCAGCCCATCTGAAAGCGCTATGTCGTCGAAAGCCCCGTCCATGGCTGTTTCCACGGGGTCTAAAATATCCGGGTTGATCCATTTTCCCATGTTGTCACTCCACTTGCGTCAGGAGGTCCAAGGCCTCCGCGTTATAGGTGCCCGTGTCAAAGGCCACGGCGAAAAGCGATTGATCCGGCATGGCGGGCATGCCCTTGAGTTCCCACGCGCCGTCCTCGGACGATACCGTGCTTCCAATATATTGCATTGTACCCCGCTTAAATACGACCACTTGGCGGGCCGAACCCGCCGAGTTCACATAGACCGTTCCCGCGAGACGCCGTTTCAGGGGCGTATAGCTCTCCATCGCCACTCTCAACAAACCGCCAACCATCATGTCCAATGCCCTCCCGTGAGGCTTATCAGCATAGCGCCGATATAGGCCGCGTTGGTTGTGTCGTAAGATTGGCTATCCGCGCCAAGCGTCCGTAGGGTGATAAAACTATTCCCGTCCGCACTGTACTCTCCCCAGTTGTTCAGGGTGTTGCCCTTTTGGCATGGATAAAAAAGCCCTGGGATATAATCCCCCATGCTGTACGCCAAGCCATCGTCCAGCATGGGCCGGGCGTAAAGAAGCTCCCCGTTGTAAGGATAGGAAAAAACCGTTGTACTGCTTTTTCCAAACGGATAAGCGGATGGCGTGTCTGTCCCGGCGTATCCGCCATTGCCGATCAATCCCGTGGTGATCGCGGTCCGTGTTCCGTCCAGAGACCTGTTACATATGAGTTTATAAGTTGATGACGACGCCGAAGCATTGGGGCAGCATATGGGGCATGTGTTGGTGACGGGTGATGATAATACGCTCTGCCCCGCCAGAAAACACCGGCTGGTGTTTCCGGGAAGCGCCGCCAGGGTATCTCCAAGCCCCAAAAGATTGCTGTTGGATGTGGCGAGCGTCAATCCCGTGGTCTTGGTGGGCAAGACCACGAATAAAAGGGTCGTCTCATTGAAAATGCACATCCAGGGCCTGGGGACCGCCGTCCCGCTGTTCGACAGGTTGAAATAGCGCTCGCCCCAAAGGCCAGTTCCCGTATCCACATCCGTCATGGAGTCGTAGGCCGTGATCTTCGCGTGACAATACTGATAGTCGGTGCTCGAATAGTAAAAACTCCCATTGTTCAGCACCCGGTAGAACTTTTGCTCGCCCAATCCCGCCCGGTAAACCGCCTTGTCTGTTCCTGAATAGACCTTGGTCCACCCCTTCTGGGGCAAGCAATAATCCAACACGCCGATCAGCGAAGAGGCCACCCTTGAAAGGGTGGGCGCTCCCCCGTCGGTCCATTTGACAACCATTGGCGCTCCCATTAGTTTCCCGCTCCTCTGATATGAAGTTTGAACTCGTCATAGGCCTCGGTGGCCGGTCCTTGAAGCGTTGTCCGGTTCAGCCATATGGGCGCACAGGCCGCCATGGTGTTGAACCGGACCACGTTCCCCGATGCCCAGCCGCTCCCCCAGCCGTCATATTTCACGGTAAAATAGGGCGTGTTCGTGGCCGGGTTCACCGGCTGACAATCCATATTGGTCGTGCCTTCGCCGATCACGCCCACCTGCTCGCCCATGACGTAAAACTGCGTGGTTGAGTAAAAAACCAAGGCCCACCGCTGGGGTATCGCGCCCCGGTTGGTCGTGGTGAAGGGGAAGTTCAAAGTGTTATAAGTGGCGTTCGCCGCATCCCCGATCCGGTCGTCTGACCAGACGTTACCCCAGGTCTTTTGATCAAAAACTCCATAGACCCGGCTTTGCAGATCCCCAAAGGCCAGAGCCGACGATACAAAGGTTTCATCCGCCGGATAGGCCCGCGTGATCTGCTGGGTCATGGTGATGGTTCCGTTGATCTGAACGTCCGACGCCAGGCTCATCTCCTCCCGCCGGTGCAGGGCGATCAAGGGCTCCGTGAACCCAGAAAGATCCAACGGACTCGCCATGACGATCAACCCCGTCAAAAGGTTCACGGAATAGAGGGTTTCCGGCACATAGAGCCCTTCCGCATCGTAGAGCTCCACCAGGGTCAACTCTCCCCTGGGCAGTTGAACCTCCTGCCCGGCGGTCAACCCAGATGGCATCTGGGTCTGAAGGGTGTGGTGGATCACGATCAGGTCGCCTTTCCGAAAGACCGGCACCCGCCCATCCTGGGGAAGCCTCACCGGGTCAAGACCTATCAACGACGCATCCAATGGGATATACGAATAGATCACGCAATTGTACTTGATCGTATCCGCCTTGACCGGAACAGGCATGAAAATCTCCCCGCCTTCAACATTCTCGGCATCGTACCAGGGTTCATCCACGTAATCCGAAGCAGGCGTCACCCTATGCCCAAACCGCACCGACACAACCCCGGTCTCGTGGTTCAGCTCCCCCTCGATATCCGCGCTCGAAAGCTCACCCGTCAAGGTGGCCGTGGCGTTTATGATCTCTCCATCCGCCATCTTTTCCGCCTGGATATAGAAAGACCCAGGCCTCAAGGGCGCTCCCGGCGTCCGGAACACCACACCCGCCGCGTACTGGTCCGATCCCTTCGAAACCAAACTCTTGATCACGATGGCGTTCGGCGCGTCCGCCGTGAATGTGGACGAGAGCGCCATGATCCCGTCCGGAGAAAGGCTCCCCGCAATCTCCCCCAGGCCTGTCACCGGGTTGAACGATTTGTAGATCACGCCGCCATTGATCCTCAAAACGTTCGATCCAATGTTTAACATGATAGCCGTGTCTAAAAGCGTTTCCGTAACCTTCGCCCGTAGAACCGCCGTGGTCGCCTGGGCCTCCGCTGTCCCAGAAACCCCATCCATCGGAGCCTCGTCATCATACGCCGTCCAGGCGATATCCCCCGCGCTTAGTGTCGCAGCCATTGATTGTTCTCCTTATTCGATATTCAATAGTTCCCCTGCCGGGAGCCGAACTTTTAAAAAGTTCGACAAATATATGAGTGTTGAAACGTAGCAGGGATGATCCGTAACGTTCGCCTTGATCCCCGATGACAGGGCTGGAGCCCCGTCACCGACTGAGCTGCCCCTTCTCTTTCCGTCTCTTTCTCTTTCAAAAAACCCATTTGGCAACCTTTTTAAAAGGTTGGCCCCCGGCAGGGCCGCCAGAGGCGTTTCTTCCATCACAACGCTCTTACCAGGCCGCCCGTGAAGGCCCCATACGAGACCACCTTGTCCGAGACCGAAAAGTTACTGTCCTCTATGGCCCCATGGATCACCACTTCGCCGGTTGTGGGGGAGACGGTTCCCACGGTCGTTCCCTCTTTCAGACAGATCTTTTTCGTGGCGGTGGTGACGCACACGTTCCCCACGCTCTTTAATGTTCCGCTATAGTCCCTGGCCGTAACCGTGAACTCCCCGCCGTCCTTGACATACAAAAGACCCTCGATCACCAGGGTGTTGGGCTTGATGGCTCCCAGGGTGAAAAGGGTGTGCGTGGGGCCTGCGGATACCGATTCAGAACCGGTCACCTTGGCGGTTCCTGTTTCAATCGCGTCATATGAGACCGGCAGATCAATATCGACCGAAGCCGTCGCCTTAAGGGTTCCCGGATAGACCTTCACCACACCGGTCTGATAATCGATGGAGCCGGTGACACCGTTCAATCCGCCTGTTCCATCGTCGGTCACGGCGATACCGTCATAGGTGAACGACACGCTCCCCGCATCAATATAGGGCGCGGGAAGGACAAACTCGTGATAAAATGGATTGGTTAATGTGGTGGTGACGGCCTCTTGATACTCGACCGACGCGGACCAGGAATAGAGGATCACGGAGCCCACGTCCGGCAACGCCCCGCAGGTGACAATCACCGAGCCGGTCTCCGGGTTGAATATCCCGGACCCGGTTCCGGATATGAGCGGAAGAAGCTCTCCGGCCCCGTTCTCCAAAAGCCTGTACCAGTTCTTCTGGGCCATGTAATCCACGATCAGGGTTCCCGGCTCTGGAATGGGATCAAGGGTCGCCGTGTAGTTATAGGCCCTGGACGCAAGCGCCACATAAATGCCATGGGTCCGGTTGATCCCGGATAATGGGGCGGCAGGCGTGTAGGATACGGAAAAGGTTCCCGACACGCCCGAAATCTGAAAGGTGACGATCCCGGTTCCATACTCGACCACCCCCTCGATCACCCCGGACCGGGTCAGGTTCCCCCGTTTGTCGTCCACCCAGGTGCTGCCGCCGCTCGTGACAACAAGCGTTCCCCGGACAAGCCCGGTCCCGCAATAGATCTTTGTCCCGATGGCGACGGTCAGGCTCGTTGAAAAAGATACCGTTGTTCCGCTCGTTTTGGTTCCAGATACCGATCCCCCCGCCGTGATGTCGATCACGGGGCTTTCGGCCTGGGCCGATGGAACCAGGTGGTTGAAAATGGTTTCCGCCCGGACCGTGAACGATCCGGCGACGACATCTTCCACCACGGGCGCGACACCGTAATATTTGGCGGCGTCAGCGACCATCGTGTTGTAAGGAACCGCCGCCCCCTGGGTATCCGCGTAGGAGGGCTCCGCGCCGTTAAAGGTGCTCCGGAGAGCGTCCCCGATCTCAATCGTCACCACCCGGCGCTTGATGTCCACGTAAGATCCTCCGGATAACACGGAAAAGGTCCGCACCTCTCCCGTGACGCCCGTGATCCGGACATATTGCGATATCTCGTTTGACGCGCCAGGGTTCTGGATCAGGAAGAGCACATCCCCCACCCTCGGCAGGGCCACGGTCTCCCGCTGTACGATCTGGATGGCCCGCGAGCCTTCCAACTGGTTCCCATACAAATACCCCGAGTACTTCACCCCCTGAACCACGTAGGACTCGATCCGGTCCCTGGCGTCCTCCCGATGGTCAAAATGGTCGTTCGTCGTAAAGATAGAGACCGACACCCGTGGGTCGTCCGGCGGGTCGGACAGGATCACATGACACCCCTGATAGGTGTCGTTGTCGTCCGTCATGGCGATGGCGTAGGCCTTCCGCAGGCTCACCCGGCCCAAGGCCCGATCCAGGGGGGAGATGTCCGGGAATAAATTATTCACATTCCCAGACACGATCTCGTTCCCCGACATCATGCCGCCTCCGTCGTCAAAATCAGTGAGACTCTCGGACGCCATGACCTTTATTACATCCTTTGTAATAGCCATTTAAACCTCCATTAAAC